ATTAGTAGGTTGCACTCATTTGTGCAAGTCGAAAGTTCGGTTCAGTGCATACAGAAGGGAACAGACAAGCGTGAAACGGTATGGCAATCTTTATGAAAAAATCTGTTCAATGGATAACCTGTATCTTGCGTTTCAACACGCAAAGAAAGGCAAAGGATGGTACAAGGAAGTTCAGCAGATTGAGAAAAGACCATACTACTATTTGGCGGGTCTGCAATGGATGCTTCAAAACCATTTATACAAAACTTCGGAATATGCCACTTTTACGAAAAAGGACGGCAAGAAGGAACGGGAAATATACAAACTTCCATTCTTCCCTGACAGAATTGCACAATGGGCGGTTTTACAGGTGATTGAACCGCAGTTATTAGCGTATTTCACTGATGACACATATTCAGCAATACCAAACAAGGGTATTCATGCAGCATACAAGAAGTTACGGTTGGCGGTTGATACCGTGCCGGAAGAAATGACCTATTGTTTGAAAATAGACTGCAAGAAATTTTACCCTTCCATTGACCACGAAACACTAAAACAGAAGTTCAGACGGAAGTACAAAGACCCTGAACTGCTTGAACTGATTGATGAAGTAATTGATTCAATCAGCACTTGTCCGGCAACGGATGAAAACATTGAATTTTATCGGTCTTGTGGTAATGAAATCAAGATAGTGAAGGTAAACGGCAAGGACTTCATTGAAGGTGTCGGTATTCCAATAGGGAATTACTTTTCACAGTATGACGGCAATTTCTTCCTATCAGGTTTTGACCACTGGATAAAAGAAGTTAAGCGGGTAAAGCACTATTACCGTTATATGGATGATATTTGTATTTTTGCAAGAACCAAAGAAGAACTGCATCAGTTACTTGCAGAAATCAATGAATACTTCATACAGAATTTGAAATTAAGAATAAAAGGCAACTATCAGATATTCCCTTCGTTCATCCGGGGTATTGATTTTGTAGGGTACAGGATTTTCTTGAAAGATACCCTTCTTAGAAAATCCACCTGTCAGGAATTTGAACGGAAAATGACCGCAATCAGGAAGAAGATTGAAAGCGGTCAGGAAATGAACTATTCAGAATGGTGTGCAATCAATTCCTATAAGGGTTGGTTGAAATATTGTGATAGCAGCCGATTGTCTGAAAAATATATTGAACCAATTCAGCCTTATGCTGATAGGTACTATAAAGATCATATCAAGAAAGGTGGTAAAAAGCATGAAAGAGTACGGAAAAGTACGCAGTACAAAGCAGCCTGAACAGAAAGTCATTGATGACTATTCAGTTTGGGTTGCTGCAAACATCACCCCGGTCACAGAAGCCGGGACAGATGAACAGCCGGGGTTCACTGGTTATGAGTATGACCTGACCCAGTACACCAAGGACGAATACATCAAAATGATTGATGACAGGAACACATCCTTGGAAGATCAGATGACACAGGCACAGGAAGCCATGTGTGAAATCTATGAAATGATGGCATAAGGAAGGGGTGAGAATATGGCAAATATTTATGCAGCACTTATCATCAAGGGTAAGAAGTCAATCAATGATGTTCCTGACAAAATCAGGGATGAAGTCAAACAGGTGCTTATTGATGAAGGACACCCGGAACTGGCAGAAGGTGGTAACTGATGTTGTTTCAGTTCATCATAAAAATTTTATTTAGAAAGGATGTGGAATCTATGGCAGTGATCTATGCAACCCTTATCATTAAGGGCAAGAAAACCTTTGCTGATGTACCTGAGAAAATCAAGGACAAAGTGAAGGAAGTTCTGATTGACCTTGATTGCCCTGAATTAGCAGAGTAATCAACAGACAAGGAAATTATCACAGGAACAAAAACAACCGCTATATGACCCTTATATGAGGTCACAAGCGGTTGTTTTTATGTTCAGAAAGGACAGAGAAAATGAAACAGACTATTTGCAGTGTATTAGGTGTGATTGGTTCAGCAATCGCATCTTTTTTTGGTGGTTGGGATGCGGGACTTGCAACCCTTCTGATCTTCATGGGTCTTGATTATATTTCAGGACTGATTGTTGCGGGGGTGTTCAAGAACAGTCCCAAGACAGACACAGGTTCACTTGAAAGCAAGGCGGGGTGGAAAGGTCTTTGCAGAAAGTGCATGACCTTGATTTTTGTACTGGTTGCGTACCGCCTTGATCTTGTCATTGGCACAAATTACATCAGGGATGCAGTAATTATTGCGTTCATTGCCAATGAAACAATTTCCCTTGTGGAAAATGCGGGTCTTATGGGTTTACCACTCCCGGAAGTCATCACCAAGGCTATTGATATTTTACAGAAAAAGACAGAAAGTGAGGGTGAATAATTATGGGTTTAGTAGTAGGTTCAGCAAGAATTGATGAAAACGGCAAGATTTCCGGCGGTGCGTTGGGTGACAACAACGGTAGGGAAGTAAGTACACAGCCGTATTATTTGCACAGCAAGGGTTGGTATGTTTTAAGACCAAAGACTATTGCACTTGCAAATGGTCTTGCATCTGCAATGACAGATGCGTGTGCAAATAACCATATCGGTTACGATCAGTCTAACCGTTATGGTGTCATTAAGATGGTCAGAAAATACGGCAGCATGAAAGCAATCAAAGAAAAGACAGAAGCAGACTGTTCTTCCTTGGTTCGTGGTTGTTGTATTCAGAACGGTTTTGACCCCGGTGATTTTGCAACATCAGGTGAAGCAGCCAAACTTGAAGCAACTGGAAAATTTGAAAAAAGGCAGTCTGTCAGTGCCAATACTGTTTTATATAATGGTGATGTACTGGTTACAAAAACATCAGGTCACACTGTTATTGTGGTAAGTGGAAACAGTAGATCAGCAAGCAACGGTCAGAGTGCTGCACCAGTTACTTCAAAAACCGCAAAGTCATCTGCACAGAAAAAGTCATCTGCCGTTGCCGGAACATATAAGACAAGCACTGATTGTCATATGCGTAACGGTGCGGGAAAACAGAACGCATCAATGGTTGTGTTAGAACAGGGGACAGAAGTGAGGTGCTATGGTTACTATTCTGAATATCAGGGTGTAAAATGGCTTTATGTTCAGGTGACATACAAGGGTGTGAAATACACTGGTTTTGTTTCTGAACGTGTCCTAAATAAGCAGTAACCGAGTGTTACTAATTTGTTACTAAATAGCGGGATTTTGTGAGATTTGCGGAGATATTCAAAACTGAACTTTTCAGCAAATACGGGCAAAAAGCGGGGTGTTATATCAATGAAATTTATGATATAATACATTTTTTAAGACGGGAAATGCTTGATTTTACGGCATTTCCCGTCTTTTTTGTTTCTAATTTGTTACTGGTTCAGCGTAAAAAATATTATTTTAATAGGGCAACGGTTTCCCGTAACTGTTCAATAGTCTTGTGATTATACACTCTGTTTCCCACATCCTTTGATTTATGACCCATCAGCATATCAATACATTTTCTGTTGCCTTTGGCATTGTCAAGGTTGGTTTCAAAGGTGTGCCGTGCTTCATGCGGTGTCTTGTCTGCACCTATCTTTTCCATGACTTCACCCCAACACTTATAGTAATTTGCCTGACTGAACTTTTTGCCCTGATAAGTGAACAGGTACTTGTTCCCTTCATCAACCAGTGCTTTCACAAATGGTTTGATTCGTTCATGTATCGGAACAATACGACACTTTCCGGCAGCGGTCTTGATTCCACCTTCAAAGTACCAGTCCTTGATGTTTACCTGTTCAGTTTTCATTCCCAACAATTCCTGTAATCTGAACCCCGTATATATGTAGATCAGCACGGTATTGACCCAAGGGTCATCTTTTATTTTCCACAGTGCATCAACCTGTTCAGGCGTGAACGGTTCACGGGTGGTATCAGGTATTGGTGGGGCGGTGGTAATTTGTGAATACATTTTATCTATTAGGTCAATTTCAAAAGCAAAACGGTCAAGGTGACCGAACAGATTCTTGATTGACCATTGTGTTGAATACCCACACCCGCAGTTGTCAATGCAGTCTTGCATCTGATAAGATTTCAGTGATCGGTACTTCACACCGTAGTATTTTGAACAGTGCTTGAACGCTGAACGCAAGGACTGCTGATTTGATTTTCCTAACTTTGGTAATTTGATTTCAGACCAACGCTGATAGAGTACAACCAAGGTGACCTTTTCCCGGTCAATGTCCCAAGGGTTGTTGTTATATTCAGCCAATAGGATGTTGGCTTTTTCTTCTGTTTCAGCGTAACCGATAGGGGTTTGTTTTGCGTGTCCCTGTTCGTCATATATGGTGACCTTGGCAAGCCACGGGCGTGAACGGTTACCCTTCAACTTGGTCACGCATCCGTAACCGTTTGGGTTTCTTCTTCCCATGTATATCATTCCTTCCTGATTGAAATTTCAAGGAATGGATGATATAATTAGGATTGCATAGCCTATATCATCCTATTCCTTGGTATAGAGTTATAAGAACCCTGACCGCTGCAACGGTTGGGGTTCATTTTTGTTCAGTTATAATTCAATATGTGAAGGTGCTGCAACACCTTTATTCTGTAAATCAAGAAATTTTCCATATTCCATTGCCGTTCCCCAAAAGGCAAGCATACCTTTGTCATATTCCACAACCAAGTAATACTTCTTTGCACCTTTTAATTTTGATGTGTTTTTTGCCTGACCGTGATATTTTAACATGAACTTTTCTTCTTCCATTGCTGAAAATGACTTGATTCTGTTCATTGGAAGTGTAACCGTAGTTTCAGGCTTGATTCTTCTGATCTCAAACACATCACCTTTCACTTCAATTCTGCAAGGGTAATCAGTCGCAAACCCTTCAATTCCTTCATAATGTCCTACTGGTATTCCTGATTCTTTCTTTTTTCCAAACATTTTTACCTTCCTTTCATTCAGTAACCGTTGTAACGGTTGGTAACGGTTTAAGTATCTGTTATAAATGCAGTATTATCAATAGGGTAACGGTTAGTAACTGTTGATAATTGATTTTCTTTATATTTTGATTATGTAGTAATTCTAATGTAAAAAATAAAAAAGTAAAAATATAGAGTATAGAAAAACAACAGTTACCCGTTACCAACAGTTACCTTTTGGAAAAGTCAACCCATATTATGCCGTTTGACTTCCTGATGATTCTTTTTTGACAGAATATTTTTCATCATCCAGTAATGTGTTAATTCGTTCAATGACTTTAATTCTGTCAACTGCATCCAGTTTAATAAATGAAGAAATCACAAATTGGGTTTCTTCATCATAAACTTGTTTTACCAGTTCAACAGATTCAGACTGTTCTTGAATATTTGAACAATCCATTAGATCACAAACTGATACACCAAGTTTTTCTGCTATGATGTTTAACTTGGATGTGGGGACATCGTTAGTCCCTGATTCAATCTTTGAAATAGTTGACCGTGCGTTGTCCGTATTCCACCCGCAAAGGTTGGCAAGTGCTTCTTGAGAAAGTCCTTTATCGTCCCGGTATTTTTTGATGTTATTACCAAGAATTTTCAGAAAATCCTTCTTTCTGTCTACCACAAATGTCACCCCCTTTCTATATGTAATTTTACTATGTTAGGGACTGAAAATCAACTTTTTTTAAGTTTTTTATAAAAAATAGTTGACATTCAATCCACATAGGTTTATAGTATGAAATGTGGACGGACAATCCACAAGAAACAAAGCAAGTAGGAAGGACACGGGTGAAGCGATAGGGCTACACGCAAGTGACATGGTGGTCAGGCTGCCGGATAGCAGATAGAGCGTGTGAAGAATAAACATGACCCGTCAAAGTAGTTGAAGAAAACAGGAACGGTAGGGCAAGAAAGCACAGTGTACCGCACTATTTGAAGAAAGCGGACAGGCTGAACCAATCGGCACTTTACCCCTAAAACAAGAAACCGTTAAGTGGAAGAATCAACCGCACGAGATGACACAGCACTTTGTTTCAGGGTCAGGAAGTTCCCCGACTTCCTGACTACTTCAAAAAGAACTGTTGCAGCAGTTCCGGGGAAAAGAACCAAGGAATAGGATTTCAGTTCTTTCAAAAAATTGTCTATTGTGTGTCGGTCAACAGGTTTTGGTGGTTTTAATGTGAAACCCCGGCGGTTTGAACAGCACCGTTCAAAAAGTTCAATGATGTGTAACAGGTTTTCAGATTTTAATGTGAAATCTGATAAAGGAAAGACACCCCTGATTGTACTAAGGTGTGCTGACAATAGACAACTTTTTGAAGGAACTGGGAAAGGATAAAGGCAATGATTGATTTCATAAAAGATGCGGATTGCACCAAGGAAACGCCCGTCAGATTAGGTGTTCCTGATGCACCGATATATGGCAAGGGCATCAAATTGAAACCAAGGGTTGACGGTAGAACTGATTCAGAGCATTTCAAGAAAATCTATTTGCCGGAACTTTTACCACTTGAAGAATATGATCTGATAGTTGTTTTGATTTCCGGCGGTAAGGATTCAGTTGCTTGTTACCTAAAACTTCTTGAACTTGGTGTACCAAAAGAAAGAATAGAGTTTTGGCATCACGATATTGACGGCGGGCATCCTTCAAGGCGTATGGACTGGAAATGTACCCAAAACTATGTAAAAGCACTTGCAGATGCAGAGGGTATCAAGTTAAGGGTTTCATACAGGGTGAATGGTTTCTTTGGTGAATTGTATCGGATAGGCGCATCAGAACCCATTGAATGGATTGACCCTGATACTGGTGAAGTAAAGCAGTGCAAACTTTCAAGCAATTATCTGAAATGCAAAGAACTGAAAGAACAGGCAACAGAGGAAATGGAAGAACTTCTGAAAAAGTATGGTTATAGAATGAAGTTCCCCGCAAAAACTGGTGATCTGTCACGGCGTTGGTGTTCTGCATATCTGAAAATATGTGTTGCAGATACGGTTGTCAGTAATCTTGACCGCCTTGGTGAACTTGAAGAACTGGGTGGTAAAAGACATAAATTCCCCGCAAAAGGTGGTACACATTCAGGGCGTTGGTGTAGTGGTAACTTAAAAGCAGCGGTTCAGGATAGTGTGACAGCCAATCTTGAAGAAACCAAACGTGACAAGAAAATCTTGATTGTTTCAGGTGAACGCCGTGGTGAATCTGCCGGACGGTCAAAGTACAATGAAATGGAAATACACCGCACCAATGCAGAAGCCAAGGCACACAGAATCGTTCATCAATGGCGGTGCTGCATTGATTATTCTGAAAAGGATGTGTGGGAACTGCTGAAACGGCATCATATAAACCCACACCCATGTTACAGGATAGGTTGGAACAGATGCAGTTGTATGATGTGTATATTTTCAACACCGCGGTTATTTGCCGGAGTAAAAGAACTTTTCCCTGATGATTATGCTGCACTAAGGCATGATGAAGAAGTTCTTGGGTTCACACTGGATAACAAAAAGAATCTTGATGAATTTATCGGTGATACACAGTCTTGCGTGTGTTGGAAGGATAAAGCAGCAATACATTCAATACTTACTGGTGAGTTCAACACAGATGACATATACACAAATGATTGGAATTATCCTGTTGGTGCATTTCATGGTGCTGACGGTGGTTCATGTTAGAAAGAAGGTGATTATGTGAAGAAAATAGTTGCAGCATGGATTGAACAGATTCTTGAATTTCCAACCAAACTTGAATACCTTGCGTACATAGAAAGCCTGAAAAAAGGCAAACCGCAGAAGTTCAAGGAAACATCATTTGAACAGTTGGAATCAGGAGTTGTTAGAATAACGATCAGGAAACAGTATAACAATAATGCGTTCCCTGATGATGAAAAGGAAGGTGAAAAATAAGATGATTAAAGGTAATTTATTAAGAGAAAAAATTGATGCTTGTGGTTTCAAATTGGTTTACGTTGCTAAACAGGTTGGGGTTTCTTATCAGGCGTTTTTGAAAAAACTCAACAATGAAACAGAGTTCAAAGCAAGTGAGGTAATGATCTTGAAAGAACTTCTTCATTTGACAGATGATGAAGTTATGGAGATTTTTTTTACCTAAAATGTGGATTATCAGTCCACAATAAAGAAAGGATAGGTGATAAATTATGAAATTCAGCGAAAAGTTGAAACAGGCTATGCAGCAGTTAGGAATCAATCAGGCACAAGTTGTTGGATTGACCGGGAAAAGTAAGGGGTCAATCAGTATGTACCTGAATGACAAGACCACACCGTCAGAACAGGTTCAAAGTGATATTGCAGTATCACTTGGACTTACCCCTGACTATTTTGAACAGGAAGAAACCCCGGTGACATTCAAACCTTCCAAGTGTGAAGATGGCATCCCAACCTTGACGGTACATGAAGTTGCTAAGTTGATGCACAAACACACCAACACAATAGCACTTGGGTTACAACAGGGCGTTTTCCCTTGGGGGTATGCGATTCATACCAGTGAACACCGTTGGTCATATTTCATCAATGCAAAGCGTTTTGCAGAAATCGAAGGGGTGATCTGATGCCAAAGATTGAGTATAAAAGCATTAAGTTTCAGCAGAAAAGTCTTGAACTGATAAACCTTGTGAATCAGGTGGTTGAAGAATATCAGGCACAGGGATATGAACTGACACTTAGACAAGCATATTATCAGTTGGTTGCCCGTGGTTATATACCAAACAATGAACGCAGCTATAAGAATATAGGCAGTCTTATCAATGACGGCAGACTTGCCGGACTGATCGACTGGTACAGCATCACAGACAGAACCCGCAACCTTAGAAGCAATGGTCACTGGGACAATCCGGCAGATGTGATTGGTTCAGCAAGATATTCTTATATGCTTGATAAGTGGCAAGGTCAACCGAACTACGTTGAAGTATGGGTTGAAAAGGATGCCTTGGTTGATATTGTCGGACAGGCTTGCAGACCACTTGACACACCTTATTTTTCATGTAGGGGTTACACATCACAGTCAGAAATGTGGAGTGCAGCACAACGGTTTATTCGACAGGGTGACCGGGAAAACCGTTTCATCATTCATTTAGGTGACCATGACCCAAGCGGTATTGATATGACAAGGGACATTCAGGAAAGACTTTCAATGTTCGGTGCAGATGTTTATGTAAAGCGTGTTGCACTGACAATGAATCAGATTAGTACATATAACCCACCGCCGAACCCGGCAAAGATTACAGATTCCCGTTGTGGAAAGTACATTGCTGAATATGGTGATGAATCATGGGAATTGGATGCACTTGAACCACAGGTCATCACTGATCTGATAAATAATGAGGTCACGGCACTAAGAAATGATGAAATTTATCATGCAGTATGTGACCTTGAAGAAAAAGGAAAAGATGAACTTAGAATGATAGAACGCAACTATGACAAGGCTGTTGCATTTTTAGAAAGTGAGGAATAGGAAAATGGAAAATAACAATATCGTTCAGAATGTAGTACATGGGTTCAAAGTGTTCAGACCTGATTGGACTTGTTCACCTAACGGCAACACTAAACAGTACACTTGCCCCGGAAAATTTGAGGAAGAAGGGGAACTTGATGTTTGCGGTCACGGTATGCACTTCTGTCAGACTGCTGCCGACTGCTTCAATTATTACAGTTTCAACAGTGAAAACAAGGTTGCAGAAGTCATTGCCTATGGTGAGGTAAGAACAGACGGTGACAAGTCATGTACTGACAAATTGGAGATCGTGCGTGAAATCCCGTGGGATGAAGTGTTGCGAATTGTCAATATTGGAAAGAATTGCACGGGTCGCTGCAACACCGGGAACAGGAACACCGGGGACTGGAACACCGGGGACTGGAACACCGGGAACAGGAACACCGGGAACAGGAACACCGGGGACTGGAACACCGGGAACAGGAACACCGGGGACTGGAACAAATCTTCTTTCAATACAGGATGTTTTATGACAGAAGAACAGAATATTATGTTCTTCAACAAACCTTCTAATTGGACTTATAACGATTGGTTACGCAGTGATGCAAGATACCTGTTGAACAGAATACCAAAGAATGTTGTTGAATGGATTTATTCAGAGGATATGACGGATGAAGAAAAAGCAGAGCATCCGACACACGAAACAACAGGCGGTTATCTCAAAGTGCTTGATGAATCTGATTGTGGTCAGTTGTGGTGGGGCAGCTTGTCAGACCGTCAGAAGAATATCATCAAGGCGTTACCGAACTTTGACCCTGAAATCTTTGAACAGTGTACGGGTATCAATGTAAATGAGTAATTTGCATTTCATGCCCCATCAGGAAAAGGTCTTGAACCAAACCAAAGACTTCAACAGGGTTGCATATTACCTTGATATGGGACTGGGTAAAACCTTTGTGGGTGCTGAAAAAGTATGGGAATTGAACAATGATGTGAACCTTGTCATCTGTCAGAAATCCAAGATAGATGACTGGGTGCAGCATTTTAAAGACCATTACCCTGATTATGAAGTATTTGACCTGACACACAAATCACAAGCAATCACTTTCAGGAACAGGCTTGACACAAAGAGCGTATACAACAGGGATATTCAAATTATTGGTGTTATCAATTATGACCTGACTTTTAGGCGTGATTGGCTGCTGAAAATAAGTGAATTTACCATGATGCTTGATGAATCAAGTTTGATTACAAATGAGAACGCAAAGCGTTCAAAATTCATTCTGAAAATGAAACCTGAAAGTGTTGTATTGCTTTCAGGTACACCGACAGCCGGGAAGTATGAACGCTTATGGTCACAGGTTCAGTTGCTTGGTTGGAACATCAGCAAAAAAACCTTTTGGAACAGTTATGTTGATACCAAATGGGTTGAAAATGGGGATGGTTTCAAACAGGAAGTGATTGTTGGTTATAAGAATGTGGAACACCTGAAAAAGAAACTGACACAGTATGGTGCAGTGTTTATGAAAACCAGTGAAGTTCTTGACCTTCCTGAACAGATTGAACAGAAGATTATGTTCAAGGTAACAAAGGAATACAAGTTTTTCATCAAAAACAGTTACCTGATGATTGATGATGACACTGAACTTGTCGGTGACAATAATTTGACCAAGACACTATACGCCCGGCAATTATGCGGTCAGTATCACAAGGAAAAACTGGAAGGATTCAGGGACTTGGTACAGTCAACAGAAGATAGGTTGATTGTGTTCTATAACTTCACCGCTGAATATGAAGCAATGAAAGCTATTGCAGAAGAACTTGAAAGACCTGTTTCAGTGGTTCGTGGTGGCGAGGATGACCGAACCGCTTATGAAGAATCTGACAACAGCATTACTTTCATTCAGTATCAGGCGGGTGCAATGGGGGGTAACTTCCAAAAGGCGAACAAGGTTATTTATTTTACTTTGCCACTTGGAAAGGGGTCATGTGACCTTTGGGAACAATCAAAGAAGCGTATTCACCGAATAGGTCAGAATAGCACTTGCTTTTATTATTACCTGTTGGTGAAAGGTAGCATTGAAGAAAAGAACCTTGCAGCATTGCAAGAAGGAAAGGAATTGACAGATGAACTATTCAAAGAATCTTAGAAAGGCAGCAATGGCAAAACGCATTATTGCATCATGGGCTGTTGTTGCAGTTGTCTTTTCCTTGGTTGGTGGCTTGTCAGGATATGCCCTGAAAACTCATATAACCGCCAAGGACAGAGAAAAAGAAAAAATACATACAAGTGAACAGGTAAGCACAGAAACCCTTGTATATGGGGCGTATGATGAACGATGTTTCACAGAAGAAATTTCACTTGACTGGGGTGTTGGGGATTTGGATTTCAAACCGCTTGATTGCAAGATGCCGGAAGAACAACAGGAATTTGTATATTACTTGTGTTCAGGTTATAACTTGGATTTTACCCTTGTGATGGCATTGATTCAGCATGAAAGCAGTTTTGACCCAAATGTGATAAGCAGCACAAATGACTATGGGTATATGCAGATTAACGCAATCAACCATGACTGGCTGACAGAAACCATCGGTGTCACTGATTACACAGACCCTTATCAAAACATCAGGGCGGGTGTGTTCGTTCTTAGGAAACTGTTTGAACGCTATCAAGATACAAATATGGTGCTGATGGCGTACAACATGGGGGAAAATGGTGCTTCCCGTTTGTGGGAAAAGGGGATATTTGAAACAGATTATACACAAAGCATCCTGACTATTCAGGAACAGTTCAATGACCAGTTAGAAGGTGATTGACTTGGGAAAGAAATGGAAAGTTGTTGACGGTCATCCAAATTATGAGGTCAGCAGAATGGGACAGGTCAGGAACATCCGAACAGGTAACATACTTGCACCGTATGATGACGGAAGTGGTTATTTGCGGGTGAAACTGGATGGTGAAAATTGCAGACTTCACATATTGGTTGCAGTTGCACACATTCCAAATCCTGACCCTGAAACAAAGAACATTGTGAACCACAAGCGGGGCAAAAAGCATGATTGCAGAGCATCACAACTTGAATGGGTCACACAGGCTGAAAATATTCAACACGCTTGGGACACAGGATTGTGCAAGCGAAAAAGAAGAAGGAAGGTGGTGGGGTGACTTGCAAAGATTGCCAACATTACAGTCATTGTTTGGAAGGTTCAAGGGAATACCCTTGTAAGGATTTTAAGAAGAAAGAAGGTGAAACCAGTTGGCAGCAGAAAAGAACTTTGAAAACAAGGTCAAGACCTATCTGAAAAATTATGGTTGTTGGCTACTCAAATACTGGGGTGGTGCATCCTACACAAAAAGCGGTATACCTGATTTATTGGTAAGTTCTGACGGTTTCTTCTTAGGTATTGAGGTCAAAGCAGACAAAGGTGAACCTTCTTTATTGCAGCTTTACAATCTAAGGAAAATCAGGGAATCAGGCGGGTATGGCATCTTGCTTTATCCAAAGGACTTTGAACAGTTCAAAAAGTTCAATGAAAACAAATCGAAACTTAACGCTTGGTATCTTGGGAATATCGAAGAACAAAAGCGTTGGGAAATAAAATTAAAAGGAGAATAAGAACATGGCAAAAAAGAAAGAAGAAATTCAGGAAGATGTAACACAGGTTGCAGAAGAAAATGCAAAGGAACTTGACAACAAGAAGTTTGTGGTTGACCGCTTACTTGCAACCAAGCGTGAAGGTATGGAAGGACTGGTTGAGTACATGGAAGAAATTGGTTTCTTTTCCGCACCTTGCAGTGGTGGCAATCACTTATGTTGTGAGTTCGGTCTTGTGCATCACACCCGTAACGTGATGATGGCAGCAGAAAACATTGGTTATGCACTTCTTGGAAAAAACAAGTATGCAGAAATCAGGGGTTCAGTAATCATTGCAGCAGCATTACATGACCTTGGAAAGTGCGGTGATTATGGAAAGCAGATGTATGTACCTAACATTTTGAAGTCAGGAAAAGCATCTGAAGCTAAACCGTTCAAGCGTAACCCGGCATTATTACCGATTGACCACGCAACCCGCAGTATTAAGTTAGCAACCCTTTTCATTGACCTGACAGAAGATGAAGAATTTGCTATCAGATACCATGATGGTCTTTACGAAACAGCTAACTATGGGATAAAAGGCAACGAAACACCGTTGTACCTGATACTGCATTATGCTGATTTATGGTCAAGCAGAGTAACAGAAGGATGCACAGAAGAAGGTGGTGAAGAATAATGTCAAGAAAAAATTGTGACAAGGATGCAGTGATTTCCCGTCTGAAAAAAGAAAAGGCAGATTTAGAATCACAGGTGAATGAACTGAAATATATTGTTCACGATGCACAGGCAACTAATCACCTGATGAATGAACAGATTTCAGATATGCGTGAACTGATTGAACAGGATGCTGCAAGGGAATGTGGTTGTGTAACAATCGCAAATTCAACCTGTTATCAGGATTTTGTTGGAATCCTTATCAACAATGGTTATGCAGTGGAAGTTGAACAGATTGCAAAAGGTCAGTTATTAAAAATTACAATCAAGGAAGGTGAAGAATAATGGTAAATGAAAATCAGGGTAAAAAGTACAATCCCCGCCCGGTGTATAACCGTAAGCTGTTGCGTTCAGTGATTCGTGCGGGTGTTCAGAAGCAGTTTGGTCAGCACCATGTAAGTCATAACATGGCAGCCAATTTTGAAAGAATCAGGAAAGGACAGGTGAACTAATATGGCACAGATGCTTTTGATTATGGGTGAATCCGGCACTGGTAAAAGTACCAGTATGAGAAATTGTGACCCGGCAACAACCGCTGTTGTAAACCCGGTTGGTAAACCATTACCGTTCAAGGGTAAGTTTGAAATGCTGAACAGTGAAACGGAATCACGCAAGATTTGCAAATTTATGAAGGAACAGGCAGCAGCCGGAAAGAAGCTGGTTGTTGTTGATGATTTCCAGTATATTCTTTCTGTTCCGTACATGAACCGTATCAAAGAAAACGGTTGGGACAAGTGGAATGATTTCGGTGCAAATTACTTTGAAATCATTGAAGTATGTAAGGAACTGCCGGAAGATGTGGTTGTTGCTTATATGACCCACACAGAAACCCTTGACAACGGTGTGACAACAATCAAGCTGATTGGTAAACTGTTACGTGAGAAAATCACCATTGAGGGACTTTTCACAATCGTTCTTAGAACTGGTGTGAATGAAGGTAAGTATTACTTCTACACACAGAACAGTGGAAAGGACACAGTAAAGTCACCTATGGGAATGTTCCCGGCATACGCTATTGACAATGATTTGAACTATGTGGCTGATAAAATCCGCAACTTCTATGAAGTGGGTGAATATAAGACTGATGCAGAAATGGGTCAGGCTGATGCAGCAGTTGCAGCGGATATTGCAAAGCCGGATGCCAATGGAAGAAGGGCAAGAGGTGGCAAAGCATCCAAGACCGCAACTGAAACAGTGACACCACCACAGACTGCTGAACAGGATGCTGAACAGTCTGCTGAACCTGAAAAGGCTGCATCTACTGGCAGAAGTGGCAGAACACGCAAGGCAAGCGGTAAAACACATGATGAAGTGGTTGCAGAGAATCAGCAGAAAATGTCTGATTATATGACTGCAAGGGATGAAGCACTTGACAAGGCTTTTCCGGGACAGGAAGAAATTCCTTTTGATGAAGCTACTGCTGTTATGGATGCAGTACCGCAGCCTGAACTTGAAACACCGCCAAGGCGTACACGCAAGGAAAGACAGGCAAACGCTGAACAGTCTGCTGAACCTGAAACACTGGCAGAAGATACCTATTTCTACATTCCGGCAGATGACAACTATGTTATGAAGCACAAGGGGGATGTTGCCCCGGAAGGTGCAAAGGTCATCACCAAGGAAGAATTTGGTGAAGGTGTGAAGCGTTTGGCACAGGCGGGAAATCCGAAGCCTGAAAACCCGGTTGAAGGTGCAATGAACCCGCCTGAATCCGGCAGAAGAACACGCAGAACACAGGCACAGTCAACAGAGCAGACACAGCCTGATTCAGAATCAGGTCAGGATGCTGAACCTGAACAGGAAACTGGAACACGTACACGCAGAACAAGAAGAACACGCTAAGAAAGAGAGGTACAAAACATGAACAATCCTTTTGGTATTCCTGATGAAGTATTTGATTTGATGGTTACATCCGCAGTAAAACAGGGTATTCATCAGAGTATGGCGGGCGGTACAAAAAGACCGAATCCAAACATGGCAGCACAGCAGAAGAAAACAACCCCGGAAGAAGGGGCGAAAGCTGCAAAGGAATTGTATGATTCCTATGTAAATGCCGGATTCAATGAAGTTCAGGCATTTGAACTGTTGAAAACAGTCCTGACAACTAAAAGAACATTATTCTAAGAAAGGTTAAAAAGGTGAAAAATTATGGCTATTGATTTCAGTGCATTTGACAACAAGGTTGATTTGGCAGCATTGCAGAAAGAGGTTGAAGAAGCAAAGGACACAGACTTTGCCGATGTGCCGGATGGTAAGTATATCGTCAGCATTGAGAAGATGGAAATTAAGCTGACAAAGGCACAGGATAAGTTGATGTTTGCGGTTCAGTGCAAAATCAAGGAAGGTGAACAGGCAAACCGCATGATTTTCTTCAACAGGGTCATCAGCGGTAACAAGGTCAGCGAAACATGGAATGATGGAAGGGCAATCAAATCTGTCTGCACATGGGTCAATGAATTGCTTGGTGAAGATGAAACACCTGTTGAGTTTATCAATTATCAGGATTTTGCAGACCAGATTCTTGATGTGTTCCAATCCATTCAGAACAACATCGAAGTTGAAGTTACCTATGCAGCAAGCAAGTTTAACCCTATCACTATCAATGAGGTTTTTGACCTGTAAAAATTTTTGTTGAAAGGTTAAGAGTTCTTAACTAAAATAGTATCAGGCGGTGGTGGGGTCACACCTTCCACCGCTATTTTCAGAAAGGGTGAACAGTAGTGATATTTTACGATTTTGAGGTTTTCAAGGAAGATTGGCTTGCAGTTTTCATTGATGTGACCCGTAAAACAGAACAGGTAATAGTAAATAACCCTGACGAATTAAAAGCCTTATATGAAGCAAATACAAGCAATATATGGGTAGGTTTTAACAACCGCCACTATGACCAGTACATTATGAAAGGTATTCTGTTGGGAATGAACCCAAAAAGAATCAATGACTGGATAATTTTAGAAAAAAGGGAAGGGTGGCAGTTTTCGTCAGTGTTCAACAAAGTACCGATGACAAACTATGATGTAATGCCAAACCCCCCAGTTGGATTGAAAACAATGGAAGGTTTTCTTGGTTCAAACATCAAGGAAACTGGCGTTCCTTTTGATATAAATAGAAAACTGACCAAGGCTGAAATTGAAGAAACAATCAAGTATTGTCGGCATGATGTGGAACAGACAATCAAGATTTTCCTTGAAAAAATAGATGAATTTAATGCGATGCATGGAATTGTTCAGGCTTTTCCGAACATGGTCAGCCTGTCAAATATTGGTGACAGTGAAGCAAGAATCACTGCAAAAGTCCTTGGATGCGTGAAACAGGACTTCAAGGATGAATTTGATTATTTCTTCTTACCTTGTTTAAGGCTGAACAAATACAAATATGTTCAGGATTGGTTTGAAGAAAAGAAAAAAGAAGCCTTGGCTATGGATTTACAGAATTGTGACAAATACGATAAAAAACTATGGTACAAGTCACAGAACCTTGAAACTGTTGTTGCGGGTATACCACATTCATTTGGTTTTGGTGGTCTGCATGGTGCAGCAGATACACCAATACATAAGACCGGGCAGATTCTTCATGTAGATGTGAATAATTATTACCCTTCAATGCTGATTGCTTGGGGACTGGTCACAAGGGCAGCCACTAATGACAATTATCATTTGGTATACAACACAAGGAAGTCAATGAAAGCAAAACAAATTGCTGCTGCAAAATCCGGGAAAAAGGCAGAAGCTAAGAACTGGAAGAAGGCACAGTTACCATATAAGAAAATGCTGAACGCACTTTCAGGTGGTATGAAGGATGAAACAAACCCGGCGTATGACCCAAGAAATAATAACTGCATGTGCATCAATGGTCAGCTTATGTTGCTTGACCTGATTGAACACCTTGAAGCAGTACCGGGGTTTGAATTGATTCAGTCAAATACCGATGGTCTGATTATTTGGATTCCTGACACTGATGAAGCCTTTGAAATGGTGGATGATATTTGTTGGGAATGGGAGCAGCGTTGTTCAACAGACCAGTGTTCAATTCTTCTTGAACTGGATAATATTTCAGAAATCTATCAGAAGGATGTGAACAATTACCTTTGGGTTGGTGCTGATGGAAGTGTTGAAAGAATCGGTGCTTATGTGAAGGAACTGTCTGCAACAGACAATGACCTTCCTATTCTGAACAAAGCACTGGTTGAATACATGGTGCATAAGACACCAGTGGAACAGACCATAAATCAGTGTGATGACCTAATTATGTTTCAGAAAATTGTCAAGCTGTCAGAAAAATATGATTGGGTTGAACATGAGCATTGCATACCAGTCATCACTAAGACAGGAAAACGGGTCATCAAAGAAGTATATGAATACCCTGAAAAGGTCAAATACAGTTATAAGTCATACAGGGTATTTGCTTCAAACAGTCAGGATGATGGTCGATTACTGAAAAGGAAAAAAGTGAAAACAAAAGGTGAAAAATTTGGAAATACCCCTGACCACTGCTTCATTTGTAATGATGATGTGTGTGGGGTTAAAACACCGCAAACCCTTGATAAAGGTTGGTATATAGATTTAGCAAAGAAACGATTGAAGCAATTTGGCATTGTAGCGTGATGCCGGGAAAGGAAGGTATGAATGGATTTAGAAATCAAGTATGAACATGGTTCAATGGTTATTCACCTTGAAAATTTCCTTGATTGCCGGAACATTTCAAAGGTCAAAAAACTGGTCAAGATAATCAGGAACAGTTTCACACCTGAATGTGAAGATAAAATCAGGGAATATGTTGAACAGGAAATTGAACAGTTTGAACCGAAGCAACAGGAAAATCAAAGGTATATCATAGGATATACAGAAAAAGTGAAGTTCTGTCAAAAGCAGTTAGACAACGCATTGTATAATCGCAGCCAATACAAGAAATCAACACCGCTGCATAAGTCTGACGGGTGGGAACATTACAATGCGTATGTCAAGCAGTTCCGTCAGGAAATGCGGGAAATAAAAGCACTGTTACGTTCCCGGCAGTCTGATTTTGATAAAAATATCAGGAATAAGGAATTTTACAAGAAAGTGTTGCAAATTATCACATAAGGTAGGTGAAAAAGATGCTTTACAAAGGTTATGTTGAAACCAAGGGTAAACAGAGCATTGAAAAGTTAAAAAACAGAACCAAGTGGAAAACCTATGAGGAAGTAAAAAACCTTAGTGGGTTTGGTGGAGTATTGGCAGATGACACCATCCTTATTGATATTGACGATTCTGAACAGTCTGAAATTTTAATGAATATCGTTGAGGATTTGCAGCTTGATTGTAAAGTCCTTTGCACAAGTAGGGGTAAACATTTTCTATTCAAAAACCACACCATAGCAAGGAACAGGACACACGTGCAACTTGCTGTTGGTCTGACTGCTGATATTAAGGTCGGAAGTAAGTTGTCTTATGAAGTTATCAAGATTGATGGTGAAGAACGGTTTTGTGAATGGGATATTGAAGAAGGTGGAAAGTATCAGGAAGTTCCAAAGTGGTTGTTCCCGGTCAAGGCAACTGCTGAATTTGTGGATATGGATGCCGGGGATGGAAGAAATCAGGCATTGTTCAATTATATCCTGACCCTGACAGCAAATGATTTCACAGTCGATGAAACAAGGGAATGTATCAGGATTCTGAACAAGTTTGTTCTGAAAGAACCGCTGTCTGATGAAGAACTGGAAGTGATTCTTAGGGATGAAGCATTTCAGAAACCAGTGTTTTTCATGGGGTCAACATTCCTGTTTGACAAGTTCGCAGTTTATATGAAGAACACCGCCCATGTGGTCAAAATCAATGGTCAGTTACATATATACAAAGACGGTATTTATACCAACGGGTACAAGGAAATTGAATCTGATATGATTCAGTACATCCCAAACCTGAAAAAGATGCAACGCCGGGAAGTGCTTGACTATATGGAACTGATTGTTGAAGAAAAGGAACAGTCAGATGCAAACCTGATTGCTTTCAATAATGGCATATATGACCTTGTAACCGGGGAACTGAAACCATTCAGCACTGACATTGTTATTACGAACAAAATACCTTGGGACTATAACCCGGATGCTTATTTTGAACTGGCAGACAAGACCTTGAACAAACTTGCTTGTGATGATGCAGCAATCAGGGCATTATTGGAAGAATGTATTGGCTATTGCTTTTACAGAAGAAATGAACTGGGAAAGGCTTTCATTCTGACTGGTGACAAAAACAACGGTAAAAGTACCTTCTTGGATATAGTGAAAACAATCCTTGGTGATAAGAATATTTCAGCACTGGATTTGAAAGAACTTGGTGATAGGTTCAATACTTCAATGATGTTCGGAAAAATGGCAAACATCGGTGATGATATAGGGGATGATTTTCTTCAAGGTTCACAGGTCAGTATCTTCAAAAAGATTGTTACTGGTAACAGAATCAAAGCGGAACGGAAAGGACAAGACCCTTTTGAGTTCAACCCGTTTATTAAACTTTTGTTCAGTGCAAATGATATACCAAGAATGAAGGACAAGACCGGGGCGGTACTTAGGCGTTTGGTTATTATTCCATTCAATGCCCGCTTTTCAAAATACTTGCCGGATGGTGTGACCATTGACCCGGATTTTGACCCATTCATCAAGTACAAGCTGATTCAGAAGGAAAGCATCGAATACCTTATCAAGTTAGGTGTGGAAGGTCTGAAAAGGGTCATAACCAATAATGAATTTACCAAGTCAGAAAAGGTTCAGGGTCAGTTGGATGAATATGAAGAAGAAAACAATCCTATCATTGCATTTATTGCTGATTGTGGTGTTGATATGATTGAAAATGAACCAACTGCTGATGTTTATAAAAGGTATCAGGTATTTTGTGCTGAAAATAGTATGCAGCCTATGTCAAACATCGTGTTCAGTAAACAGATAAACAAAAGACTTGGGTTCAAAGTGATTCAGAAAAAATTGAACAATGTGAACCGTAAGATATTTGTGAAGGAATAATTTTTTTGATTATAAAGTTAAGAGTTCTTAATAGAAAGGAAAGGTGCAGAATGTGTCAGAGAAAATACAAATACTTGAATTATTTGGCGGTATAGGTTCACCAAGGGTAGCACTTAGAAACATAGGTGTTCCAATAAAATCTATTGATTATGTGGAAATTGATGAAAAAGCAGTCAGGTCATACAACGCAATGTTTGAAAAAGAACTTGACCATTCACCGCAAACAGTTGTGGGATGGAATCTTCAACCTGACATTTTAATTCATGGTTCACCTTGTCAGGATTTTAGTATTGCCGGGCATCAGGGAAAAGCAACCGCAGCAGAAGGAAGAATCAACAAAGGAAAAGGTGCAGATGAAGGTTCAGGAACAAGGTCATCTTTGATGTGGGAAACAGTTCATATCATTGAACAGATGGGTGAGTGGAAACCAACCGTTGTTATTTGGGAAAATGTGAAAAATGTACTATCTAAACACATGGTTCATAATTTCAATCGTTATCTATCTTATATGGAAATGTTGGGGTATTCAAATAGTTATCGTGTTTTAGATGCACGTGATTATGGAATACCACAGGCAAGGGAGAGGTGTTTCACTGTATCAGTTCTTGGGTCTGAACCGTTCAATTTTGACCTAATGCAGAAAAGACCAATGCAGAACATAAATGATTTTCTTGAAACTGGTGAAATTCCTGATTGCTATATGGTTACACAACCAAGTGTGTATAAGGCTATCGGAAAAAAGGGAATCAGGCGGGCAACCGTCATTGAAAATTATGCAAATACAATCACCACAAGACAGGATAGAACCCCGGCACAGGTCATTGACCTTGGTGGTGGAAGGTACAGGTATTTGACAGAACTGGAATGTTGGCGGTTGATGGGGTATTCAGATGATGATTTCTATGCAGCAGAATCAACTTGCAAAGTAGAGCATGGGAAAATGAACCGCACATTATACCATCAAGCCGGAAATTCCATAGTAGTCACTATTTTTGAAGCAATGTTTGAAGCAATGATTAAATGTGGAATTATAGAAAGGAAGGTTACAGACAAGTGAAAGGTGGAAGAAACATTGAAGGTTATGCTGACCCAACTGCAACTATTGCAGTGGGTCAGGTAAGCCGGGAAGAAAGTGAAGCTGACAAACGTGCTTATGATTTGGTGAAGGTGTTGAAGTTCATCATTCGTTCATGCGGTTTTGAACTGATTGAACGCATACAGTTGAAAGATACCAAGTCAGGAAGGGAGTACAAATAGATGAAAATAAGAAAGGTATCAAGTGTGTCAGTGCAGATTTCAAAGTTTTCTGAAAAGGTTGAAGAAAGTACAACAATCAATGTCCCTTGGAAGGAAAGATTTAGAATCCTGTTATTTGGAAAGCTGCACATCAGGATTCAGAAGTTACCAATGATGACATTCACAGCCAAGAAGATGAAGGTGGTGAATCCTGATGAAGCTGATTGAAAATAATGCCGGGATGTTTCCGGGTGAAACGTGTCATGTTCCTGTATGCAGTGTATGCGGATGCAAGAAACTATTTCATCAGGAAACTGGGAAGATGTTCAGACTGAACAAATGCCCGCAGTGTGGTCACATATTAAACTGGAACAACCAAAGAAAGGTAAAAGGTGGTAGTGATGGAAAATAAAATTATGCAGTTACTTATGGAAAAGGGTGAAGTTTCAATGAACAATGACATTTTCCCTATTCTGTTTGAAGAATTTGGAAATGCACCGCTGAATGAACAGACCTATGCAATGACAAGTGATTTCATATCACAACAGTTGTATGCAGTGTATGCAGCCGGAATCAATGTTGTTTGCACACCGCAGTTCATGGGAGTACCGCAGACAGGTACATTATTTGTGAATGATATTGTGTATAAGGTTGTGAAGTAGTGGTTGTGTAACTGTTGGTAACTGTTATGGGTAACGGTTGAAACCCTTGTAAATACTGGCGGTATCGGTTGGTAACCGTTAAAAGCAAATTCTTTATAATAAATTATTTTTTTTATATCTATATGA